CTATTCCTCTCAGACCGAGCCATCTGATAGTGGTTCCGACAAAGGCCTTTTGCAAAATGTTTAGCGTCACATATAGAACAACACTTCATGTCTGTAATCTACACCATCGTCTATAGTTGACGCAACCAAGAATGCCAATCTCAGACCAACGTCAGCGCAACGTTCGCCACATCGAGCGTCGGGATCTGATTCACCTGCACCGTCAGGTCATTGAGCGTCGGCATCACTCCCGTCATCGCCTCGCTCGCCACCGTCTGGCTGGTTGCCAGCGTGTAGGTCCCTGTGCCCCCGGTCCCCGTCCCCAGCGCGGTGATCACCGAGCCGCCCAGCACGCCGGTTCCGACGATGGTCTGCCCCACCGCGAGCGCGCCGGATGCAACCGCAGAGACCGTCAGCGTAGCGCCCGAGATCGAGCCGGTGAATGAAGCCCCCGGGGCGAGTGGTGAACCGATCAGCACGGAGACGATCTGCGCCCAGGCCCCCAGCGAGGCGATGCCGGCATAGAACCGGCTGGCGAATATCTCCGACCCAATCCGAGGTCGCGCGCCACCATCGGAGCCGGAGAACGCCGCGCTGATCCCAGAGGCTGCCGTGGTCGCCGTTGCCACCCCTTGGATAAGCGCCAACGCATTCGACGGAACCTGCACGCTGTTCTTCAGGGTCACCGCAAACAGGATCGGCAGCCCGGTCGGAATCTCGTACGTCACTGAATAGGGGATGGGCTCGCTATAGAGCGGATTGCTGTCAAAGGCAGTGACGGTCGTATTGCCCGTGTAACTGCACCCCGGCCCCTTCTTGGACAGGATGGCCTGCGCTACCGCAGCGGACGCCCCGCCGGCCACACAGATGAAGATGGAGTTAGCCGCGATCGATTGACCGCCAACCGTGACAGCGGCGTTCGTCGAGTTGTCGAATCCGTAGAAGTCCAGCACGCCCGAAACCTGCGCCACGGCCCCGATGATGGAGCCGATCGAACCGAGTGAATTTCCTTCCACGGTTGCCTGCCGCCGGGCCTCAAAGTCCGATCGGCTCTCGACCACGTTGCCCAGCACGCCCGAAACGACGGAGACAGTGTTCCATGACGGGATCGCCTGGTAGATGGAGACGCCATTGCTCGCAGGGACCGCGATCGGGCCGGTCACCAGGTTGGCAAAGCTCAGTGTGATGGTGCCACTGGTTGGGATCGTGCCGGCCTGCGTGCACGCATAGATGTTCTGCGCCGTGTCCTGGATCAGCGCACCGACCGGGATATTGACGCCGACCCCGCCGACGCAAGCGACCTGCAGAACCGTCGATTGGGCCGGGTTCCGCGTCAGGAAGTAGATACGGGCGATGGCGTCCTGCATCCGGCCTGCTGCGTAGGCGGGATCGACCCCGTTCGCGAGTGCGACGAACTGATCATTGCAGTCGCCGATGATCGCCGTGTCGCTGGATGCAAGCTGCCCCTGCGGAGTATCGAGCGCTGGGTTGAGGTCGCCGCCCATCGCCGCATTGATGTCGGCCAGCCGCCCCGTGAGGATCGCTGACTCGGCGGGCGCGACGAAGCCTGTCGGGCCGAACGTCGGGGCCGGAACGGACGTGGTAGCGCTCACACTAGAACCCAGCCGTGGTCGTGGTGCCGCTCGTGTCGGTGATTTGCACTTGGCCCGAGACCTTCCGATTCACGATCGAGGATATGAAGCACACCGCACTGGCCGTGCCCGGCACCGTCAGCGCCGCGGCGACGAACTGCGCCTTCATCAGCGCCAGTGAGGGAAGTTGACCGAGGATCTGCTGGAAATAGGGAATGCCCTGGGTCGTGTCGTACCAGAGCTCGCCCTGGAACAGCTTGATCGCCGACGCGGCGTCCTGGGCAATGGCATAGGGCGGCGCAGCGACTGCGATGTTGCCGGATGCGTCCGCAACCAGGTCCCAGGTCGTGCGGTCGAGCAGCATCGTAGAGAGCGCGCCGGGGATAGTGGCGGTCGTGCCGGACATGGTTGCCCCTAAAAAACTAGGCCTGCACCGTCGTTTCAGCTACCGTCCGTTTCTCACAGGGAGAGACGGGAATGCGGTGGTTGATGGTGGTGGCGACTGTCGTGTTGGTTGGGAGCGCCGGGACTGTATCCGCCGCGGCGCCCTCCCTCGCCGGCTACGATGCGACGGCGGTATGCATCGGGAGCAGAGCGACACCGGAATGCTTCCGAATGCAAGGACTTGGACGAATCATGACTTTATTTTTTTGGAAGAAGACCGACGAAAGGGAGCATTTTAACTGCTTAGCATCCTACCCAGGGCCGGACATCTTACCGCTATCCTATTGCCTCAACGGCTATACGAAACAGCGGTAGGCCGGAATGGGCGACCTCGGAACGATAGCCACTAGCCGCCGGGTCTTAAACCACCCCCGCCGTATTCCCGCCGCCAGTCTGAACCCCCGAATGTTCATGCGTCAGGAACAGCCGTCCGTCGATCGTCGTGCCGCTAGGCGTGATGAGAATGCCCTTCGACCCGACCATCATGGAAATCTGCGTCGGCGATACGGCTGCAATGCCAGCGGCGGACACCTGCACGGAGTTCGTCGGCGCTCCATTGAGGAACCCGCCGAAGTAGCAACCATCCGCCCAATCGTTATGGCGGAACGAGCCCGGACCTGAGATAGCGCCGGTCGCCTTGACGGCCGAAATATCCCGGTCGCAGATGACCGCCTGGCCTATGTCGCCGACGACCGGATCGAGGATCATCGCGCCATTGCCGCCCTGAAGGCGGAAGCATGGGATGTTATGGATTTCCCCATGCGGCGTCTGATTGCCGAAGCCGTCAACCTGGTTAACCATCGGCTGAACGCTGACCATAGGGGGCGAGCCAACGCCGCCGCCGGTCACTGCAAGAACCTTCACCAGCGACGAGAACGCCTTGCCGGCGACAATCTGCCTGACGAGGAAGTCAATCGTATTGAATTCGTTGCCGCCAGTCTGATGCCACGCCTGACCGGCGACGCCGCCCGAAGTCGGAAGCGTGCCGCCCATTAGCTCGGGACTCCGCCGAGCACGCGGATGCAACTCACGTCGGTGAACCACGGGCCGCCGGGCTCTTGGGCCGACAGGTTATGCACCAGGGGCGCCTGCACGTACCAAGTGCCATTGGGGCCGCCAGTCTGAGCGGTCGGTGCCGTCCCTTGCGGCTGCGTCGTGGCGCCCCCGATGCTGCTCTGCATCTGGATCTGGCCGCCGAGTTTGATATTCGGGTTGTAGAGGGTCCGGAACCCCATTCCAGAATCCTGGAACTGCGGATAGCCGACCAGGCCGCTGGCCGCGTTGATGGCCGGGATCATCCCCCCCCGCGTCCCGGTCTTGGGCCAGATCGCCAGCGTGATCGGGCTGGTGGAGGAATCGGCATACATCTCGATGTTCGCCGCCCGCGCCAGCGCGTGGGCCTGGTCAAGCGCTGTGCCCGCGAGATAGGGGCTCGCGATCTTCACCTGCACGCCCCCGTTCTCGAAGCCCCAGCCCATCTGCTGGGCAAGTCCGGCCATGATCGTCGCGACATCCGCTGTGCCCGGGAAGCTGAGCGGCGCGACCGGGGTGATCTTTCCCTGTACGCCAGTGTTGCCGATGAGGTTGAGGAACGTATCGGGCGCGTCGGAATAGTCCTGCCACGCCTGCCGGATGTAGCCGTTCCAGACCACGGCCATGCCATTCACCGCATCGCCGGCCTCGACCAGCATGGTATTGCCCTGACGCATCATCAGCAGCGGCACGCCGAGGGTCGAGACGGAGTTCATGATCGAGGGCGGCAGGCCGTACATGCGCACCTCGGCGGTATCCATGCTCGGGAAGCCGCCCTTCAGGATCGTCGCTATGACGCGGAGGGGGGGTGCAGTCAGCTTTACCGTATTAAGCCCGGTCTGCCCGAAGGTGCCTTTACCCAGAGTGATTGTGACGCTGATCACCTTCTGGGTATAGGACGAGCCCGACGCGGAGGGAGATGTTGACGCGCTCACGATAGCCCGCTCGATAGTTCGGACGGCGCAAAATACCCCAGCGCGTAGCGACCGCCTAGGCCGGTGAAGACAGGGTCAGTCGTGCCCTGCGTGTCGATGAATGCGAGGTCACCGACGAACCCGAGATAGGCATCCCGCACGATCACATTGGCATTCAGGCAAATCACACCGCCGATAATCAACACGTCGTTCACAAGCAGGTCGCAATAAAGCCCGGTGCTCAGTTGATACACGTTGATCGTGCACGGCTGAGTGGCCAGGGTCACGGCAACCGCCTGGGACGGAACGGGCTGAAGGGGAACGATCAGCATCAGGTTGTAATGACCGTGGCTTGTGCAGCGGTCGGCGTTTGAGGCTGCACCGTGCCGCCGTTCACCGGATCAGCCCCGCTCGGCTGCTTGGTGTTGCTAAAGGCCGCTGTTCCGGTCACACGGACCTCCTCTGCCCAGATATCGACCGAAAACATCGATATCCCGTTCTTCGCGGTGCGGCGCAGATCGTGGTGAACGATGTTGCAGCTTGGATAGGTGAATTCCGGCATAACCAGGTTCAGGATCGTCAGAGACGCCTGCATCGCCTTCACCGCCGCGAGAAAGGCTCCGCGTTGCGCAGATGTCCCACCGACGATGTAGGTGACGCGCCCACCAAACGGCGTGGCGACCTTGTTATAGCTTAGGAACCCCCCCTGCTCCTGGGGCGCCGTGGCAACGCGGTGGTCCTGCCGATATTCCAGTTCACCGACCGACTGACCGCCGGCACCGAGCACCTGCAGAACGGCAGATACGATGCCACTGGATGCAGCGGCAAACGCAGGCTGACAAGCCGTGGTGAAGAACCCCCATTGCGGG